AAGGATGGTTTAAGAGGTGTTCCTTTTAAAGATGTAGTTAATAATAAATCTATTATGGTTAATGATGGTGGAGACTCAAGAGAAGGACATACTAAAATAGATAGTAATACACTTAATGCTTTAGATAAAGCTGCAAAAGAATTAAAAATAGGAAGAGCACCACTTATAAGAAATGTTCTTAAATCTTTTTGTATGTATTTTACAGAAGCAAAGATGTTAGGTGGTAATCCATTTTTTAATACATCAAAAACATATGAAGCATGGTTACAAGAAAGAAGTGATGTTAAAATATTGATGAATGAAATTATTAAAATGAATAATACAATGCAAGAGAATAGTAAATCACCAGAAGTTAAATTGTTATCACAACAAATAGTTGCTTTAACAAAAATGATGAATCTCACACACAAAACAGTATTATGAATAAATATAATTATTATTATGATGAATATTATGATGATGTAGCTAAATTGGCCGGGCATTATGTGAATGTTGTTAATCCTCATATAGTCGGAGTATATCGTGGTTCATTACCAATAGCAACTCATTTAAGTAATGTTTTGGAATGTCCCATGAGTATTATTAAGTTTCAATCAAGAGATGGAAAAGATACAAAAGCAGAATGGCTTCTTAATTTAACAGAAGATAAAAGTATTCGAGAAAAGCCTTATTTTTTTCCGTATATAATTGTTGTGGATGATGTATATGATACAGGTAAAACATTTAGAGCTATTAAACGACTTCCAGAATTTCAAAATAATCCAGATTATAGTTTAATTGCATTGTTTGGTAATCCAAATGATGATGGTGTTTTATATTTACATGAACAACTTTATCGTTGGATTGTATATCCATGGGAAAGAGTGAAAGGAGGAATGTAATGTATCAGAGTACAAAGACATATGGTAATGAAGTTGGATTGAGTTGTTGTTTTCGTCAATGGAGAGCAGATAGTCATTGTAATAAACTTCATGGTTATAGTTTGGGGTTTCGTTTTACATTTGAAGCTGCAAAACTTGATGAACGAAATTGGGTTTATGACTTTGGTGGTTGTAAGTGGATTAAAGAATATTTACAAGATGAATTTGACCATAAGTTAGTTGTTGCAAAAGATGATCCTCATCTTGAAAGGATTCTGCACACAGTTTATACTGATATAGCAGTTATTAAGGTTATGAATGATGTTGGTTGTGAAAAGTTTGCAGAGATGGTTTATAATCATGTAGCATCAAAAATAAAAGAAGAAACTAAAGGACGAGTAAGTTTATTTAGTGTTGAATGTTTTGAACATGGTGCGAATAGTGCCATCTATATAAATCCATATGGGAGTTCTGTAACATGATAAAAGTGAATAATAAACCGATGAATTGTTGTAGTGATGAATTAGTAAAAAGAATGACAACGATCAAGCATAAACATTTTGCAAATGATACTATTTTTGCATATCTTGATCCGGGAGATGTCAATCTTATTGAAGATGAAGTTGCAGAAGCATTTCAAGGAGTATTGAAGGCATTGGTTATTAATACTACTGATGACCATAATTCAAAAGATACAGCTCGTAGAGTTGCTAAGATGTTTGTGCATGAGATTTTTAAAGGTAGATACTATCCACCTCCAGAAGTTACAGCATTTCCAAATGCAAAAGAGTATGACCAGTTATATATTACCGGTCCTATTACTATTAATTCAACTTGTGCTCATCATTTTCAACCAATAACAGGTAGTGCTTATATTGGTATTTTTCCGGGAAAGAAAGTAATAGGTCTTTCAAAGTTTAATCGTGTAGTTGATTGGATTGCATCAAGACCACAGATACAAGAAGAAATGACAGAACAAATTGCAGATGAAATTGAAAAACAAACAGAAGCAAAGGGTGTAGCTGTTGTTATTAAAGCAAAACATTTCTGTATGTCGGCAAGAGGAGTTAAAGAACATGATAGTGATATGTTGACATCTGTAATTCGTGGAGATTTTTTAAAGATAGAACATTTGAAAGCAGAGTTCTTTTCTCTTTTGAATAATATGAAAGGGATGTGAATGAGAGACGCAATATATATTCCAGCATATAGTGATGGTTTGATGTCTATGTTTTATTCAATGGATGATGATGAAATAGCAAAGAAGTATCAACCAGATTTTACACAAAAGAAATCATTACGAATCTATAATAAAAAATATGATGCTTATTTCTATAATCCATATATGTTAATTTCAGCTGGTACACAGTATCAGAAAACAAATTTTAGAGAGAAGTTGGATATTGGAGAGGAGTGTAAAATCTTTGTGGATTCTGGTGGATACCAGTTGGCTATGGGTACAGTTAATGCAGAGAAATTTACAGATGAAATTGCATTGAAATGGAGTGAGGCTAATGGAAATATCTTTCCGATCTTGGATAGACCTGCATTTTCTAAGTTATATGATTATAATTTTAGTTTAACTGCATCTCTTAATTCAGCAAAATATTATCAAGAGAATCGTTCTAGGTCAGATGCAGATGTTTTGAATGTTCTGCAAGGACAGAATAAAGAGGACATGGAGAATTGGTATAAGGAGATTTCAAAGTATAAGTTTAATGGATGGGGTTTTGGTGGTTCAAAAGGAAACATGGCTTTGGTTGGATTATCAATTTTGATTTTATTAAATAATGGAGAGTTTGAAAGAGAGGATTGTAAGTATCTTCATATTTTTGGTGTGAGTTCTAATGAGATAATGGTTTATCTTCAGTTTATTCAGAGGTTGTTGGATAGACAAGATATTGATATACAATTGACATATGATTCGACATACTGGAATCGTACTTGTGTTTTTGGTGGATACTTTATTAGAGAAAGATATGTTGTTGGTACGGGTATGGAATCTATGAATTGGCCTAATTCGATTGATTATTCCAAGCTTGGAAAAGAATTTAGATTACCATGTTTGTGTCCTATTTGTGAGGATCTGGATGACAGTTATTCATTCTTTAATACATATAAGACGAATAAAAAGGGTGAAGAAAAACTTGCTTTTGTTAAATTTAATATGATGGTTGGTTTTCATAATCTATTTCTTCAAATGATGTATAATAAGATGACGAATAGATTATTACACGCAGATATGATGGAAGTATATAAAGAGTTTTTTGCACCAAAAGTGTATAAAAATCTTGGAATATTGGAAACAGTTTTTTCTAATCCAAAAAATGGTGATAATTATCAATTATTGCAACAAGTATTTAATGAACGCAAACAAGAAACACAAGCACCAAGTGTGTTCGACTTATAAATACTAGTGGAGGTTATTAAATGTCAGAAGAAGAAAAATCAAAAAAAGATGACGATAAAAAGAAGCTTGTATTGAAGTTAAATGAAGATGATAGTGCTTTGGTTGTGCGTACTAATGGTGAAATTGAATTAATCAGTCGTGAACTTCAAGGCAAGGAAGATAATTATCTTGGTGATCTGGAGGATTTAAATAAGACGTTTACACTAGTTTTAGCATTTGCAGCTGCTCTGGAAAATGAACAGTTGTATAATCATCTTTTTCAAAATTTAAATCATATTCTACACCGACAATGGAACAAGTTACCTCCAGAAGAAAAAGCACGAATAAAAGATATTCGTATGCATCATTTATTACATCCAGATGAAGATGATAAGAAAGATTTAGATAAAAGGATTGCAGAGAAACAAGAATGGTTGGCTCGTTGGAAAGACGAATTGGAACGAGGTAGAGCTCAGTTAGAAGATTATATGAATCAACATCCTGATGAAAGAGATATGATGGGTCCTTTTGGTGAGATGGAACCTCCAAGACGAAAGAGAAAGAGAATAAATCCACTTACGAAACTGAAAGATGTAAAGTGGAATCCATATGATGAAACATTGAAAGCAAATAGAGTTGATGGTAGACATTCTCCTTTCAAAGGAGATTGGAATTTAGATGATCCACCTAAAGAGGAAAATGAATGAATCCATTTGAGTATGCGAATGACTTGATGAAGAAGAAAGATTATGATGGTGATTGTATTAGAGAGAGAAAAGATTACAAACCATTTTTCATAAATCGTTCTTTGTCATATCATCCAGATTTGATACACTATGCTAATATGATGAATGAGAATCCGATGCTTGAGGCAAAGGCTCATTATGATTTCTTACATCAGATAGTTGAGAAGAAATCTCGTAAAAAACAGTATTGGATTAAGGTAAAGAAGTTGGAAGATTTAGAAGTTGTAAAAGAATATTACAAGTACAGTAATAAAAGAGCGTTAGAATGTTTGGATATTTTGACTGAAGGTAATATAAAGTCTTTGAGAGAGAAGTTGTTTAAGGGTGGAAAATCTCCATAGTATAAATATTATATAATGGTTGTTTTATGAATTTGAAAGGAGATTACAATGGAAGATGTCGCGAAATGGACTATTGATGATATGGTTGAAGTGAAGTTGAAAGAAGATGATGATTTCTTAAAAGTCAAAGAAACACTCACACGCATTGGAATAGCATCCAGAAAAGAAAAGAAGCTATTTCAATCTTGCCACATACTACACAAACAAGGTAAATATTATATTGTTCACTTTAAGGAACTGTTCGCTTTAGATGGTAAACCAACGAACATTTCTGAGAATGATATTGAACGAAGAAATACAATTGCCAATCTTTTGCATGAGTGGGAATTAGCAAAACTTGTTAATCCAGAAAAAGCACAACCAACCGTTCCAATTCGACAATTAAAGATTCTTCCTTTTGGTGAGAAAGAGGAATGGGATTTGCAAGCAAAGTATAGTATTGGTAATGTTGGAATTAAATCAGTAGGAGAACATGAAGGACGTGATGCTACTGAGATTGATGAAAATGTATTTGAATAATGCTGGCATAGCTCAGTTGGTAGAGCAATTCACTTGTAATGAATAGGTCGGGGGTTCAAATCCTCTTGCCAGCTTGAACAGGAGAAGATATGAATATTAAAGTAATAAGATTAGTTACGACTGAAGAATTGATTGGTGAATGGGATCAAGAAAAAAATTCTATTATTAATCCTGTAGTAATGGTTCCCGTATCAAAAGATAAGATTGGTTTTCAGCCATGGATTACATTAAGTGATGATGATGAAATCGTTTTAAAAGATCAACATATTATGGCAATAGTGACACCTGATATAAAATTACAAAA